CGACCGCAGATATGCCGGTTCGGGCCGCTAGCGAAATCATCGTCAGCAAGGGCGACGGTGATGACACGCTGGCCCATATCTCGGCGGCTGGCACCACGCTCTACATTCAGACGGGCGAAGGCGGTATCTAACCGTGACGCAGATTCCGATCCTAAACGGAATTTACACCGACAACGGGCCGGATATTAGAACATCGTATCCCGTCAATCTGATTCCGGTTCCCACGACGTCGGGCATTTCGGCTGGTTATCTGCGACCGGCTGACGGCATCGTCACGTTTGGAACGGGGCCAGGTATTGACCGGGGCGGGATTAACTGGCGCGGCGAATGTTACCGCGTCATGGGCACCAAGCTGGTTAAGATATCCTCCACCGGCTCAGTTTCGACGCTGGGCGACGTCGGCGGCTCTGGGCTGGTTACGTTCGACTATTCGTTTGACCGGCTAGCGGTGGCGTCTAGCGGCTATCTATACTATTGGAACGGCGCGACGCTTACGCTGGTCACTGATCCCGATTTGGGAACAGTCAACGATTTTGTCTGGGTCGATGGTTATTTTATGACCACAGACGGCGAGTATCTGGTTGTTACCGAATTGAACGATCCGACACAGGTCAACCCGCTGAAGTACGGGTCGTCCGAAGCCGATCCTGATCCGGTAGTGGCACTATTAAAAGTACGCAACGAGGTCTACGCGCTAAACCGAAATACGATTGAAGTCTTCGATAACGTCGGCGGAGATTTCTTTCCGTTCCAGCGGATCGAGGGCGCTCAGATCATGAAGGGCACCGTCGGCACGTTTGCCTGTACGGTTTACCTTGACGCGGTGGCGTTTCTCGGCGGCGGTCGCAACGAAACCGTATCTGTGTTTTTGGGCGCGAATTCTGGCACGGTTAAGATCGCCACGCGAGAAATCGAAGTGTTGCTGAAAAGCTACACCGAGGCCCAATTATCCAACGTGAAGCTAGAGGCCAAGGCGGACGAGGGCCATCAACACCTTTGGATTCACCTTCCAGATCGCACCATCGTTTATGACGCGGCGGCATCGTCGGCACTGGGCCAGCCTGTCTGGTTTACGCTCACGTCTGGCATCGCCGGATTCTCTGAGTATCGGGCGCGCAATCTGGTCTGGTGTTACGATAAATGGCTGGTGGGTGATACGGCTGCGGCAAACGTGGGCTATCTGTCCGATACGATTTCATCCCAATACGGGGATATCGCGCGCTGGGAATTTGGGACGCTGATCCTGTATAATGACGGGCGCGGCGCGATCATCTACGATCTGGAGCTAGTCGGGCTAACGGGTCGGGTGGCGTTCGGCTTAAACCCACAGATCGCCACGTCCTATTCGCTCGACGGGCAAACGTGGAGCCAAGAAAACTATATCCGCGCAGGAGGCCAAGGGAACCGTGCCAAGCGGCTACGGTGGCTCAGACAGGGCGGAATGCGTAACTGGCGCATACAACGCTTCAGGGGCGATTCACAGGCACACGCAACGTTTCTTAGGCTAGAGGCGGCAATCGAACCGTTGGCGAACTAATGGCGCTGAAGCTCACACGAAATCAGCTTGCCGCGTTTCTGCCGGATCACGAGACCATCAAGCAATTTGAAACGCTGATAGACACGACGAGCGAAGTGTTCGCGGATCAGTACCAGATCGCGGTCACTGATCCAGCGCCATCGGTTAACCCGTCGCCGTTTGTGAATTATCTGGATTTTGATCTAGATCCGAAGCACGTTGATAAGCCGGGCCGATTGGCTTGGAACGCTACGGATGACACGCTGAATCTGCATCACACAGGCGGCGTGACGCAGCAGATCGGTCAAGAGACTTACGTTCAAGTGATTAACAACACCGGGGCGGTTTTGCCGAACGGAACTTGCGTAGGGTTCGGCGGCGTTCTTACCGGCACAATTTCGGCCACGAAATATCTGGCCAATGGATCGCAACCCGGCCTGTACGTTTTGGCGATCCTGACGCAGGACATTGCGGTCGGTGAGCGCGGCCTTGCGACGGTGTGGGGTAATGTACGAGAACTAAACACAACTGGATCACCCTACGGCGAAACTTGGGCCGTGGGCGATATCCTATACGCATCGCCAACGGTTGCGGGCGGTTTGACAAAGGTTAAACCCACGGCTCCAAACGTCGCGGTTCCTATGGCTGCGGTCTTGACGGTATCGGCCACGGTGGGCGAGATTTTCGTGCGCCCGACAATTGAGCAGCAGTTATTTTACGGCGATTTCTCCAAAACGACTGATCAGTCCATCGCAGTGATTAACACCGCCGAAGCGATCACGTTTAACGTCACCGAATCCAGCAATGGCGTCAGCATCGGCACTCCAGCCTCGCGGATCGTGGCGGCGAATTCGGGGCTATATTCGTTTGCGTTTAGCGCCCAGTTAATTTCGGGCAACGCTAGCAGCAAGGATATTTTTATCTGGTTTCGAAAAAACGGCGTGAATATCGCGAACTCCACGAAAGCGGTGACGCTCGCGGCCAACGATCAGTATTTCCCGATATCGAAAACGGATTTCTTTTCGTTAGCGGCTGGCGATTATATCGAAGCCTATTGGGCATCGTCTGACGTCGCCGTCACGCTCAAAGCCATCGCGGCTTCTGGATTCGCCCCGGCCAGTCCTGCGGCTTCGCTATCAGTCACTCAGGTGCAACAATGACCGTAACCGTTAAAACCCTGATCGGCCCGAAATACGCAGAGGCCACGACCACAATTGAATACACCGCGTCCAACGTTAAAACGCTGGTCGATAAATTCACGGTGACGAACACGGGCGCGGCTGACGCTACCCTATCGGTCTATTTTGTTGTTAGCGGTGGCACGGCTGGAAACAGTAACCTGATTTTAGACGCTCGCGGCGTTGCGCCTGGCGAGACTTACACCTGCCCTGAAATCGTCGGGCATCTGGTGCCAAAGGATTATTCAATTCAGGTCTCGGCTAGCGCGGCGTCTACGCTGGTGATTATGGCATCGGGCCGCGAGGTATCTTGATAATTATTCAGGGTGGCGTATACTCGCCGGGCTGAGATTGACGAGCGGCCAGCGGTTCTTGCCTCCATGTGAGAGATGATGACCGATATTCAGGCGATGCAGAAACAGGCCCTAACAGATCACGCTGCGATTTTCGCGCTTGAAGATCTGATTTTGCAGGCCGATCAGGTCGAACTCCCCGTCGAGCACGAATTTTGCAATGGGCTGTATGCTCGCACGATGCACATTAAGGCGGGCGTTGCTCTGACCGGGCAGATCCACAAGAACGAATGTTTCTTTGTCGTTCGGTTCGGCATCATCCGCGTCACGTCTGACGATGGCCCTAAGACGCTGTATCCCGGCGCAATGCTGGTTTCTGGCGCTGGTTCCAAGCGGGCAGGGTTTGCAATTACTGATTCAGTCGTCACGACGTTTCACCTAAATTCCGATAACGAAAAATCACCTGAAAAACTATGGGACGCTTTGGTTGTGCCTGCGCCTGTTAATGTTTTGGAGGCCGCGTAATGTCACTAGTAGCAGCCGCCGGATTGGCTACAGCCGGAGCTATGATCTATTCAGGCTCTAAGGCCGCGTCAGCCGCTAAGTCCGCCGCAAATACGCAGGCGCAATCCGCACAAGCCGGGATCGACGAGCAGCGCCGTCAGTTTGACCTAACGCAGAAATTGCTTGGTCCATACGCACAAGCTGGCGAGGGCGCACTATCGGCGCAACAGGCGCTGATCGGTCTAGCCGGTCCAGAGGCTCAAGCGGAGGCGATCCGCAATATTGAGATGAGTCCGCAATTCACGTCGATGGTTGCTCAAGGCGAAAACGCCATGTTGCAAAACGCATCGGCAACGGGCGGGCTTCGCGGCGGGAATACTCAGGCCGCGTTGGCTCAGTTTCGGCCTAATTTGTTGTCGGGCTTGATTCAGCAGCAGTATCAAAACCTAGGCGGGTTGACGACGACCGGGGCGAACGCGGCGGCTGGCGTTGGTAGCGCCGGGATGCAGACGGGCGCGAACGTTTCTAATTTGTTGCAGCAGCAAGGAGCGGCGACCGCTGGCGGGCAATTGGCGGCTGGGCAGTCGTTCCTACCGCAAGCAATTGCAAGCGGTCTAGGCGTGTTCTCAGG